GTTGTGGCCGAAGCCCCAGCACCTGCTGAGGAAGTCGCCGTTGCTGCTGAAATCACCCCCGAAGTAGCAGGCGAAGTGGTCAGCGAAATCGCCGAAGGTTACCCATTGGTTGACCCTGCGGTTGTTGAAGAAATCGTCAAGAAGCACTTGGTCAGCATCATGGAGGAACTCAAAGCCGCCTACACCGAACTCGGAAGCATGAAGGAGAAGATGGCCGCCTTTGCATCGCAGATGGAAACCATGACCGACATCGTGGAGAAGGTCGCTGAACTTCCAACCGAAACCCCAAAGCCTACCGCCTCCGCAATCGTGGAGCAACGCAAGGCCGCATCCATGCAGAACTTCAACGCACTCGCCCAAGCAATTCAGACACTCAAAAAATCCAATTAATCCTTAACCCCCAAAAACAAAGCCATGGCTTATTCATTCGTTTCCCCGCTGACTACTTACACCGAGCAGCAGCGCCTCCCCCTCATCACCAAAGCGGTCTTCGCCGCTCGTACCGCCTCCCTCTTCACAAAGCAGGTGGGTATCAAATCGGCTGCTGCGTTGAACCTCATGGACACCGATGCTGCATTCCAATCAGGAACTTCCTGCGGTTGGAATACGGCAGGTGCTGCATCAGGTGCGACCTCTTTCACCCAGCGCATCATCACCGTTGCGCCCTTGAAAATTCAAGAAGAACTCTGCCCTCGTTCCCTTGAGCAATACTGGATGCAGTCGCAGTTGACTGCTGGTTCATCTTACGATGGCGTTCCATTTGAGCAGGCGTTCTCCGAGCAGAAAGCCCTTCGCATCGCCGAGGCTTTGGAAAATGCAATTTGGTCAGGTTCTACTTTGGTTACAGGTATGCTAACCCTGTTGAACGCTGCATCGGGTACTGTCGTTCAGGCCAATGCTTCCAGCACTACTTGGACACCTATATCGGGTTCCACTGGTATTACTGGGAACAACGTCATCAGCATTTTTGACAAGGTGTACAATGACATCCCACAGGCCATCTTGACCCGCAACGACTTGGTAATTTTCTGCGGGTGGAATAACTTCCGTACCTTGATTGGAGCGTTCAAGGATAAAACTGGTGTAATGTACAACCAAGTGGATTTGCAGGGTCTTGCCGATGGCGACATCATCTACCCTGGCACAAACGTCCGTGTTGTTGCAGTTCCCGGCTTGACTGGTACAAACCGCATCGTCTGCTCCTACCTTGGGAACTTCTTCTACGGAACCGACTTGCTTTCTGACGAAGAGCTGTTTTCAATCTGGAATTAAATCGATAACGACTCTATACGTTTCCAAGCAGCCCTAAAATGTGGAGTGAATTTTGCCTACGGTGACATGGTTGTTGACTTCCGCTTGGCCTAAGTGTAAGGGGGGAGGGAAACTTCCCCCCGTTATTTTGTTCCATCCTTTAAAATAAGATACACACTATGTCCTGCTCCCTCACTACGGGCTACGCCCTCGGATGCCGAGATTCTATTGGCGGCATCAAAGCAATTTATGTCCAAGCCTTCAACACCACAGGCTCCGTGAACACCAACGGCAGCGGAACGGTGACTGGCTTTACAGGCTACGCATCAGGCTCATTCTTCGAGTACGACTTGACCAAGGCCACTTCGTCCATGACCGAAACGCTGAACGCCAGCGTTGAGAACGGCACGCTCTTCTACACTCCCGAAGTCACTTTCACCATCAACAAGTTGCAAGTTGCAGTGCGCAATGAACTGCGCCTCTTGGCTCGTAATCGCTTGATTGTCATCGTCCAAGACAACAACAGTCGCTACTGGTTGCTCGGAGCTGACAACGGATTGGAGGCAACTGCGGGAACTGCTGGAACTGGTACTGCATTCGGTGACCGTTCAGGCTACGAGATGACTTTGTCGGGAATGGAAACAAACCCAATGCTGCTCATCCAAAGCACAACTTTCTCCGCAGCCGCAGCACAAATCAGCGGATCGTAAGTATCTTTGACCTGCGGCACTCATACTCCGCATGGTTTAGTGGTTAAGGCCATCTCTTCGGGGGTGGCCTTTTTTTTGTAACTTTGTGCATGAGGATTTGCATTGTGTACAACGCCCATCCAACAGGGTGTTCTTTCTACCGCCTTGAGATGCCGAACGCCTACCTTGGCGACAACTTCACGGAGTTCGACTATGTGTGCGTAGACAACATTGGCAACGTCAAGGATGAAGACCTTAAAACGGTCGATATATGGCTTTTTAATCGATTGTGGTGTCAAGGTACGCTTGACCAAATTCGAGGCGTCTACAAGGCTCTCACGGCGTTTGGAGCGAAGGTCATCTTGGACCTTGACGACTACTGGGTGCTGGAATCCGGGCACATCATGTACAGGCACTATTTGTCCACGAAATTGGATGAGCAGATTCGGGAACACATCCGCTTGGCTGACCATGTGACCACGACCACGGAACACTTGGCGCAAAAGATTCGCCTGCTTAACAAGAACGTCACCATCCTACCGAATGAGCCATACGAAGCATATCAGCAGTATAAGGCCAATCCTGACGAGGAGCCTGAGAAAGATAAGTTTAAGATTGGATGGTTCGGAGGGGCGCAGCATCAGGAGGACATCGCCTTGGTTGAGCATTCCTTCGGGTTGCTGGCTCATGACCATTCGCTTGATGGCAAGTACAAAATCTATCTTGGTGGATGGAACGAGAACCCTGTTTATGCTGACTATGAGAAGATGCTATCCTGCAACGGCAAGAATGCGAACTACGGCAGAATCCAAGCGGCTGACATCTACTCCTATGTGGGAGGCTACAACTTCATCAACGCCACCATCGCACCGCTCCGAGATACCAAATTCAATCGCCTTAAGAGTGAGTTGAAGGTCGTGGAGGCCGGGTGGATGGGCAAGGCCATCATCGCATCCGAAACCATTCCCTACACCGACATTCTCGTCCACGGACACAACGGCTTGGTCATCCCCTACGGCAAGAAAGACGCTTGGTACAAGGCAGTGCGGAAGTTCATCAATGAACCCGACTACGCTCGTTCCTTGGCCGTGCAGTTGAGTAAGGATGTGCGTGAACGCTTTGACATCACCAAAACCGCAGAGCGCAGGGCCGAACTTTACCGGGCCATAGGTCGCAAATTGTGAAATTTCAGGGGTTGCTACATTTAGGATTAGGATGATATACCTATCCCCCAACACCACGAACACGATTACCGTTACTTGGACGCAAAGAGCCAGCACGGGCGACCGTTACATCTTGCGGCTGACCAACATCGCCAAGAACGTAAGCACGGACTTTACCCTGCTGAAATCGGCCAACCTTTCTTCATACACCGAACGCTATGACAAATTTTCGATTGCCGTGGGGTCGATTGAAACAGGCTCGTATCGTTATGAAGTTTACGATACCTCTTCCACGGTTGCTGCAGCCGTTGCGGTGGTTGAAACAGGCTTGGCGTATGTACAGGTAGTCAGCCTGACGTACAACACCTATAGCAATACAATCACTTATCAACCCTATGCGGCAAGTGCCGTCAGGGTATTCGATTCCACCTTTGACCCATCTTTCGCATGAGCGTACAAACCCGAAGCGAGTTGCAGGCAAGTGCCGCAACCATCACATCCGAAACCACCGCAGGAGCGAACACCGCCGCCCGTGTGGGAGGTCTATTTGATGACCTTGCCGATACCGCAACCTTAAACCGAGAGCGTGGCGTTGCAAGCCTTTACATAGATTCTGCGGTGTCTTTTACGCCGACTCTAAACACGGCGGTCAAAATCACATCAGCAATGACCGCTGGCATCGTCAGCACTTACAACTTCACGCAAAATTCCTCAAGCATCAGTTACACAGGAACGATTTCAGCAGCCGTAAGGGTTGCCGCTCAAGTTGTTTTTTCGGGACAAAATAATCAGGAGTACATCATTTACATCGCCAAGAATGGCAGCATCGTAAGTCAATCCGCATTCAACCAAACATTGCAAGGAACTCATGCTCACGGTTTTATTTCCGAAGCGTACATAAATGCTGCAAGCAACGATGAGTTCTCGGTGTATATCAATGCAGTAGGTAGTGCCACGGCTATCAGCATCAAGTCCCTTACCTTCACAGTCCACACGCTATGAGCATAAAGCAATCATTCACCCAATGGCTGGGCATTGAACACAAGGTTCCAGTAATGCTCGAAAACAAAGCGGGCAAGTACATCACTTACGGTGCGTTCAACGAGTACCCATACTATCTCCTTGACAATTACCGCAGGAGTTCAAAGCACAATGCGATAGTTAACGGAAAAGTGAACTACATCGTTGGCGGTGGATGGCAGGCAGGTGAGAAGATGACCGTGGAACAGCAGGCACGTTACGCCAAGTTCTTTGACGGGTTGAGCGAACACGATGACCTGAATGACATCACCGAAAAGCTTGTCCTTGACTTGGAGATATTTAACGGCTTTGCGGTTTGCGTTCACTGGAACAAGATGGGAACCATTGCCAAGATGGAACACGTCCCCTTCGAGAAAATCAGGGTTGACAAAGAGGAGCGGATGTTCCAAGTTGCCGAGTGGTACAACGATGACATGGTGCAGTTATTCCCAAAGATTGGGGACGTTGAGAAAATCCCTGCCTTTGACCCTGACAATCGCATCGGCAAGCAGTTGTTCTACTACCGTGTGTATGCCGCTGGCGTGAAGTCCTATCCCCTGCCCGAATACATGGGAGGCTTGGCTTGGATAGAAGCGGACGTGCAGGTGGCGAACTTCCACAACAACAACCTGCGCAATAACTTTTGGGGCGGGTATTTGATAAACTTCAACAACGGCATTCCTACGCCTGAAGAACAGGGCGATATTGAGCGCCAAATTAAGCGCAAGTTTAGTGGTACGGACAACGCTGGAAGGTTTGTGGTAACCTTCAACGATGATGCCACAAAGGCCCCTACTCTTGAACCGCTGACTCCATCCGACATGGACAAGCAGTTTGAGATCCTCAACAAAGCGATCCAACAGGAGATCTTCATCTCGCACAGGGTAGTGAATCCGATGCTATTCGGCGTGAAGACGGAAGGACAACTTGGTGGCAGGCAGGAACTGGTGGAGGCTTACGAGTTGTTTAAGGCAACGTATGTGAACGACCGTGTGCGCAAAGTTGAGCGGATGATAAACTACTTGGGTTCGTTCAACGGCGTGGAGGGGATGGAACTGATTCCTGTTGAACCGATTACGGAGCAACTTAGCGAGAATGCAATGATTCAAGCGATGACACCAACGGAATTGCGAGAAAAGGCAGGGCTTCCCGCCATTGAAATCAAAACCGAGAGCAGCGTGCAGGATGTCATCACAGCCATCAACAGCCTCTCTCCGCTCGTTGCGAACAAGGTGCTGGAGTCAATGTCACCTAATGAAATCCGTGCGCTTGTGTCGCTTCCTGCGAAGGCAGAGGGCCAAGGTCTTTCGCCTGATACGGCAACCGAAGTCAGCCCCGAACCAACTGCACCGCAGGGCTTGGCTTCCAACGACAACATCAAGAAGCTGTCAGGCCGTGAGTACCAGAACCTCATGCGGATTGTGCGGCACTACGCACAGGACAAAATCACGCTGGACATGGCTCGCACGATGTTGGCATCAGGATTCGGATTGAGTGCAGAAGAAGTCAACACCCTGCTTGGCGTGCAAGAGCAGAAGTTCAGCAATAGCAACGAACCTTGGTGGGGTGAGGAAGATGACGAGAGCGACCTCGGTTGGGGCGATGAGGAGTTCAAGGTTTTGGAGGTCGTTGCCAGCAAGTTCGGCAGCAATGCCGATGAGTATGTTGTCATGAACAGCAGGCCAATTCGGTTTGATTCCGACTTGGATGCTCAAGTGCGACAAGCCTTCGCAGAACTGGGCGAGGAGGAGAAGGAGTTGGATAAGAAGATTGAGGCCTATCGCAAGAAGAACCGTGACGCAAGCGTGGAAGAAATGGCCAAGGAGTTCGGGGTCAGCAAGGCGAAGGTCGCCAAGCGTGTGGCC